TAATCCTATTAGCACGATTTAATAATGTTTGTGAGAAGTTTGCTAATTCACTTCCTGTACCATAAACTCCGTACTGACCGTTTTCCTGCACAGATGTTACAGGTCTTGTGTAAGTTGTTCCTCGATAGGTTACTTCTGTAATATCATTAAAACTCCATTGTGAAGGAAAAATACTCATTCCCCAACTGTTATTAACTACTGTTGGATTTTTAATTTTTGTTTCAGAGTTGACACTTTTGTTTTGATGAAATAACCTGATGTAATCCATTACGTATGGAAAGTTGTAGTCAAAGGAAGCACCAGATAGATAATATAGGTGATACAAGTTTGCATCTCTGGCCCAACCCTGTGTGTTACCTACCACTGTTCCAGCAACGTGATGGGCATGATTACTAGTACCATTATATGTATAGGTACCTGCACTGCCACCTGTAACTTGGGGATTCCATTGATACCAATTGTAGTTGTAAAATCTAGTTCCTCCAGAACCATCAGCATTTTTTTGAAACTCTGGATGGTCGTCCATTACTGCACCGCCATTACCGTCACAAATTACTGCATCAACATTTTTACCTGTCAATCCTAATTTAATAGTCTGTGTGTTATTACCTGTGTAGGCATTACTTGCTGGATTCCCGTCCCAACATCTCCATAGCCCCCAATTTTTATATGAGTTATTACTAAAGGTACCTGAACTTGCTTTGTGGAAATTTCCTGTTTGTTCTATGTGATTTTCAGAAACTTCTATGCCTCTGTCTTTTGGATTAAGTTCAACAAATGCTACCCTACTATCATCTTTTAAAAATCTTGACTCTTGTTCTGTAAGCCAGTATTCAGTTGTTCTGCTTATTTCTCTTTTGTTATTAACACCTACTTCTCTGTCAGGTATGTAAAGATCACCTCCTGGTGTTTCCATGTCCGTATAGAAATCATCAAGGTCAGCACTATCCTTTAGTGTAACCATGTAAACTTGAAGTTTTACATATTTGGAAAAGTCCATTTAACTCTCCAGTTTCAATATTTTAAATGATGCTTCTATTGTAGCCGTACCGGCACTTTTGTTTGTAATTGCAACATAAAAGTCAGTGCCTACAGTTGCGTCATTGTTGTAACCAATGATAGCAGGAGTAAAGTCTACTGTACCAGAAGCAGTTGTAATTACTTCTGCAATTACTCCGCTGTCAGCCGCTGGATCTGTTCCTTCACTTCTTGATGCGTCAGCAGTACGTTTAGCACTGTTGGTATATACTCTTACCCATGCCGCATTATTAACTGTGATACTCATCAAACCATATGCTTTGAATCCTGTTAAATTTTTATTTTCTGTAACACCTGTTGCAATACTATTTGTTGTTGTAGTAATTGTGCTTCTTGATCCTAAACCATCTACACTTATTCCTGCGATTGATGTGTCAACATAACTTTTTGTTGCTTTTTCTGTTGGTACTGCATCGTCACTGTTTCCACTTAATGTAGTGTCAGTACTGAATTCATTTATTGAAGTACCATTTGCAAATTGTATTGTTCCTGCCGCAGTAATTGAAATACCATTTAATGTTGTTTGCCAAGCATAAGTGTTTGGTGTTCCTGTTGATGCTAATAGTTTATCTGCACCACTTGGAGATGCAATACCACCTAAGTCTGTTAAGTTAGTTGGTGAATCTGTGATTCCATAACCAGCAAGTGTCGTTGGTGTATTTTGTATAATACTAAAATTAGGTTGGAAGTCTACGTTAACCCAAGCAGTACCATTGTACTGTAATAAATGGCCGTTCGCTAAATTACCACCTATTGTTGTATCATTTAAATCATTTTGACCGTAAGTTGGTTTGTTATTTAAATTGTTAAAGTTAAGATAGTATGTGCTATCAAAACCATCAAGTGTGTCTGCATTTAGTCCACCGCCACCTGATGTAATATCATCTGCAGGTGCCCATTGCGTACCACTCCATTTTAAAACTTGTCCTGAAGTTGGAGCAGTAGAAGTTGTGTCAACGTCTGTTAAATCACCAATGTCATTTGGAATACTTGGTTTGTTTGATAAATCTAAGTAACTTCCTGATGTAGCAACATTGTCTAAATTAGGAGTGCCTGAAATATCTGTGTATGCTATTCCTGAGTTTACAAATGCTGATCCGTTCCATTTTAGATATTGATTCGATATTGGTGCAACGATAGTTGTATCTGTCAAACCTGCAAGTGTGCTTGAACCACCACTTCCTCCGCCTGTTGCGGATATTGTCATCAAGTTACTTGCGTCATTGTATTGAAGTGTAATGCCTGAACCTGCTTGGAAAAGATTTGATATTCTATCATCAACCCTTTCATCTGTGTAAAATTTCTTTGTACCCTCTGTAATATCATCTGTAGTTGCAGGGATAGTAGGTTTACCTGTAAGGTCTGCATAAGCACCACTGAATGGATTATATGGTACATTATTAATAGTTAAACTTGTTGCTGAAATACTACCAGCACCTACAATACCAGAACCAGTTAAGTTTAAATTATCACCTATTGGCAACTCTTTAATCTTATTGCCGTCTCCTGTATCTACTATTAGTGGTATTCTGTTTGCCATATCTTTATCCTTATAGTGCCGCTATCCTTGTCTTGAAGTCAGCGAAATCCGTACTTGCCGCCACTGTTGATTTTAATGTTGATAATTTAATGTAACCTGGTATTGTGCCATTTACTGCATCAACTAATAAACTTGAATCGTCTCCAAAGACAGATCCATTTATATCCCCTCTAAAACTTGTAGCAGTTATTGTGCTACCAACTATATTGTTTGTGTTAGAATCAATAATCACAGTTGAATCTTGACCTATAACATCTCCAATGATGCTCTGTGAAATAGTTGCACCACCTTGATTTGCGATACCTACCTGTCCTTCAACTATAACTATTCTTGCGTATAAATCTGTAAAGTTGTCTTGGGTTTTACTAAAGGCCGTTCTGATTGGATCACCGTCTCCTTTGTTAGCACTCGAACCTATGTTAATATTTTTTTGCGCCATTATACTCTACCCACCACTGCTTCAACTACACCTTTTCCAGCATCGTCTTTTGTGCCAATTGCTTTACCAATTACTGTACCAACGCCTGCTCTATTATTAGAAATTGCATAGCCTCTTGTTGATGCCGCAACAAGTAAGTCACCTTTTTTAACAATTCCAACAACCTTAACAGGAACTCTACCTTGCAATGCAAGTGCAACAACATTGTCGCCTTCAAGTCCTTTGTTCATTAAGTAACCTGGATTTTCTGAAACAACCCCTGCTACTCTTGTATCATCTTTTAGTTGTGTAGTTGTAACTTCTTGTTCGCCACCGAATATCAATACTGTTCCAGTTTCATATTCTGAATCTGCCTTGTAGTTCTCAGCCAAGTCAGCATAAAGAGCCGTACTTGCTTGACCACTGAACGTAACTGCATGAACACTTAACCATTCACCTGTACCACTTGTACCTAATGTTTGTGTTTGATGTCCGCCTGGATTAAATCCTGTTGTAACTGCTTTAGCAACAGTTGTACCACCTGATACAAGTGCTACCTCATCTGCGTTGCTATAACCTGTGTTTGCACCTAAGCCAATACCAGTACCTTGTTGATCCTTTTCAGTTTGTGCTTCAATGAAGTTTGTAAGCACCCAAGGAGTAGCAAGTCTGCTTGTATTGTTGTAACCTGAGTTTGCCTGGAAGTAACTTTCTGTTACTCCAACTGCTCCCATATCTATACTTCCTGCGAATGATACAGTTGTTGTAGCATCAGTCGATCCAATAGCACTCATAAATGTTCCAGTGCCTGGAGTTTTAAAGTTTACAGTTGAACTTGATGTATCAATAGTTGGGAATCCATCTACTCTAATAATTTGTCCATCAATGGATCCATCTGTATGTGTTTTAACAATTCTGTCTGCTTGACCACTTGTGGTAAACGCACCACCTGTGTTTACGATAGTTGAGAAAGGAATAGCAGTAATTGGTCCTAGTGCGGAACTATCACCATCGTTTCTACCAAGTATATGATTATCAGCAATATTTTTTATTCTATCTAATTTTAATCCACCAGCATCAATTTCAATCCAACCACTTGTTGATGTAAACGTTGCTGAATCAAAACTTGCAAGTCCTAGGTTCGCTTGTGAAATACCTGTTGCATTTGCTCTAGTACCTGCGGCCTGCATAGCAAGTTTGCTTTGAGATATTTGTGCGTTGGTGTTTACATCTGCGTTTTCAATGCTACCATCTGTGATATCCATTGCAACGGTTTTGTTTGAAGCATCATATGTGAAGCCTACTGTACCTGTTGGTGTTGCAGTATCCCATTCTGTTCCTGTCCATACAATTATATCATTTGTTGCTCTAGTACCATTAGTACCAGTACCATACATTAATGAATTACCAAACGGTGTTCTAGCATCTACATAAGATTTGTTTGCGGCGTCACTAGGTACAGCAGGATCACTCAAGTTAGATAATCTTTGTGAACCAAAACTAATAGTTGCAGTTGGAGAAGTAGTACCATCAAGTGCAAGTGCACCTGGGCCTATTAATGGACTTACTGCCGCTCCATTTTTATCAAAGCCTAATCTTGCATTTACGTATCCAACCACTGCTTCTTCTGTTGGAACTGAGTCTGATGCTTCGTCAGTCATTGAACTGTCTGAACTGAATTCAGTTATGACAACACCACGTTTAAATCCAATACCATCTAAGTTACTTAAGGCAATACTTGCCGCGAATGTAACCTGACCTGTACCTTGGTCAACTGTAAAGAATCTACCAACACGGAAGAATCCATTTTGGTCTGTACTTACATAGAATACTCTACCTTTGCCACGTTCGTCAACTTCATTTGCTTGTACAGGACTTTGTGGATCACCGTAAATTACACTTGGATAGTTTGAAGTGTTAAATCCGCCTGTACCAATTTGGTTGAAATCATGTCCTGTTGCTCTACAAGTAGAAATACTTACTGTCAGTGTTGCATTTTCACCAGCCGCCAATCCTGCTCTTAAAGTTATGGCCGCAGTCTGTACAACACTTGCCGCTAGTCCTGTTTGACCAGTACCACTAACATCTCCGTTAGCAACATCAGAAATACTTATTGTTGCGTATGTTCCTCTGTCAATGTAGTTGTTGATTTGGTGAAGTTTACCTGCGTGTGCAAATATCATATCACCATTGTTTAATCTGTCAATATCAGTTTGCTCACTAATTTTTGCGATAGCAATTACGTCATCACCTGCCGCCGCACCCTGTGATGCTCCGCCGGCTCCTGAATAAGTTGTTAATGCCGCTTCAGTGTTTGCAACAATCATTCTAACATAATCAAAACTTGCGTCAAATGTTACAATACTATTTCCTGCAGGAACCTGTGTACCTATACTATCTGTTTTACCAAACGCAATACTTCTGTAAGTAAATTTTTCGTTTTCATCAAACACGATTGCAGTTGATGGTCTAATTGGAGCGTCTTCTATTAAATCTGCGAACTGGAAGTTTTGTAATGCTCTGATTGTTACCTTATCGCCATTGCTTAACGCCGCTTGTAATCCATCACTACCACCAATGTTTAATTGTATTACAGTTCCACTCTTACTTGCATTTGTGGCTGACTGTCCTGGTGCTGTCGTGCTTTGAATACTGTTTACTTCATATCTTACAATACCTGTTGATCCACCATGATCTATTTCAAGTTCTGAAACGTTTAGTGGTAAGTCTGTGTAATCATATATGTAAACTTTGTTTTTGTTTATTGCGTTTACAAAGGTTGAACCATCGTCATAGATCCTTGCAGTCTGTACCATGTTTTTAACAAGTGATATCTCGTCAACTAATTCGTTCGGATCAGATCCTGCTGATACAAGTCCAAAGTCACCGTTACTGTTTGATCCATTTAATGATCTAATACTTGAACCATTGTTAACGTAATATGCAACGTGGTTGTAATATGTAAATGTTGAAACCTGTTCTGACAACGCACCATTGTTTACAACAATACCATAACCTAAATCGTTAACCTGTGTGTAGTCATTTGCCAACATACTTCTATTACCAGCAGTCTGTATAACAATGTCTGTATTATTAGGTAATACAAAACCATTACCGCTATTTGATGTTGGATTCAATAATAGTGTTGCCGTACCCGCTGGACCGTTGTAATTGATTACTGCATCAATCTGATATCTTACACCATCAATATAGAATGGTGCAGGTGTTTCCGGTTTACGTAAAAATAATCCTGTTCCTGAAGAACTTGAAATGTTAAGTGTAAATGCATCTGTTTTGCTAACAACCGTTGCTGGTAAGTTTGCAACAAAGGCATCAATGTACATACCACCTCTAAATGCTTTTGCATTTTTACTTGCACTAAATGAAGATGCAACCTGTACATATGGTGATTTAATTAGAATTTGTCCTTCTGGATCAAGTACCTGTGCAAAACCTCCATGTCCTTGTATAGATACGTTCATGATTCTGTTTGCATCGTTCATCAAGAATACGTCCATCTCTGTATTGTTTTTGGCTGTGCTTGAACTGTTTGATGGATCTGTTAGATAATGGAAACCGTAACGTGGATCATTTAAGGCCGCAAGTTGACTTAAACCATTTAATATAACTGCACTATGATTTGTTAAAAGTGTATTAACAGATGTCGTAACACCTGCCTCTGCCGCAGTTGAATCTATTTGTTGAGTTGTAACACTTTGTAAACTTGAAAAAGCAGTATTTGTTAAAATATAATCTTTTAATAATATCTTAACATAATCTATCATTGCCGCAAATTGTTGTTGTTCATTTGGCGGACCTGCTAGAGTACTTGTTGTACCAATCCAATAACTTGTTGACCTTTTAGTTATAGAAGCATTACCACCATACTTAACATCAAGTTGTAAAGCATCCATTAGTCTTCCTACGTCTCTTTCGTAGTTGGCTTTTTCATAATTAAAGCCTGCCCATATACCTGCGTTTGTGGCAATCTGAGCATCAACATAAGCCACTGCTTCGTCTTTTACATATTCTTTGTTTGCAGACAATAAATTAATTGCATTTGGATTACCTGTTGGAATAAGTTCTAATCCATCAAATTCATAATCTCTATAGAAGTAAGTTGTTCTCCAAGGTGATTGTGAAACACGTTTTAATGGTCTAATAATTGTACGTCTAAAGTCTGAACCTTTGATTGAACAGTTTGCAGGAAGTTTGATTGGATAGTCTTCATAGTACTGTCCTGTTTCTACGTGTATTGTTATCTGTGTTGTCTTTGTAAAGTTTCCGTATTCTAATTCTTCACCTACTGAGAAAACTTGTGGTTCCTCTAATACAACCTCAACTGCATCATTACCAGCAGTATCCTGTCTTGTGTATTTTACGATTCTTCCTAATGCACCTGATGTCTTACCTCTAATCATCTTACCAGGTAATATATCTACGTTATTAAGTTTACCTTGGTCAACCGCAGTTGCGCCAGAAGTAAATTTAAGTTTGTAAGTGCTACCTTCTACTAGTGTTGGTATTGAACTATATCCATTTTGAATAATGTTTTCAATGACTGTAAATTTGTTTCCAAATGAACTTATTACTGTGCCATCAACACTTTGACTGTTATCTATTGTTTGCGTTACAACTTCTGGATAAACTTTTTGTCCTAATGAACAATTCCATGTTATGTTTTGTACTCTAACTATGTCTCCAGGTGATGCACCGTGTGGAGTAGCAGTTGTAATTTTTACATATCCTTGAACATTATCATAAACTGCATCTGTAATATTGTGTGTAACAGAATTAAATTCAACAGTACCGCCACTTACATAAGTGTGAACGTAACTGTTTGCTCCTGCATTGATTGAGATAGTTGTTGAACTATGATCTTTTTGTCTAACACCAAATCTGTTTTGATATGTGCTAGATGCAGTTACCGGAGTGTTAGTTAAGATGTGTGTCTTAATTACACTTTCAGCATGATTAAGTGCCGCCAGTGTTTGTGTTCTTTGTGTTGTTCTTGCTATCTGCCCTGATACTGTACTAAAATATCTTACGCCTGATTGTATTGCATGGAAGTTGGCATTCTGATCATTTTGAATGTCTAATAACATTCCTTCAATAATTAATCCTAAATCTAATTTACACCTTGCTTGGTTGTAAACTAATTCAGGATATGTAGCATTTAAGAATCCAATAGTTTCTTTCTGTACAAAATTTTTGTTTGGTGTTAATAATGCAACTGCCGGTGCCGCCAATGGATTCGCTGATACAATCGCTCCACTTGTTACCGCAGATTTATTTGCACCATCATTAAATGTAATTGTTTGTGTGTAAGCACCTGGCTCCTTAGGTGCCGCGAACATAATCTCTTGTGCTTTTTCCGCCGCTTTGTTAATTGACTTGTAGGCATAGTTTATACTTCTGCCTTCTTGTCCTGCAGGTGTTAATGTTTGTGCATCATCACCTTGTGTTGAAACAAATAAATCAACTGTTGAACTAAACGTAGAATTGTCTACGTAAAACTTTGTAGCCGCCTGTAAATCATCTGCGGAATTTGGAGTACCTTTGCCTGCTAAATCTCCTGGATGATCATGCAAGTTCAAAGCACCAGTCATTGTGTCACCATCTCTTCTAGTGATAACTTTTCTTGGAAGTGCTTCGCTGTCTAAAAATTGTCCTGTTAATGCAGTATCATATTCAGCATCTGTAATTGTGTGCGTACCTGTTGGAATACCTGATATTCCATCATTAGCATTAATTTTTGCAGTGTTATTTTTTGCACCAACTTCTGTTGAGTGGATACTTAATGTTGTGTTGTTAATAAATCTTACATAATAAGTAAAACCAGAACTTAAATTAGTTGCGTCAGCGCCTGTTGAATTATATCTGAATGGCGTACCATTAACACTATTATCAAAACCATGTGATACTGTAATTAGATTTCCGTTAACGAAACTACCAATTGTTAGAGTGTAACCAGATCCTGTTGAAGGCTCATCTCTTACTCTAATTGCTTCACCTTTGACGTAATATTCTTGGTCAGCAAATTTTTTGTCTATAACTAAATCGTGTATTGTAACTGCGGTTGCGTGTAAGTTTCCAAGTGCAGTTGCAGTTGCATCTGATACTGGTGCAATTTTTCCAATACCATATAAACCAGCACCTGTTAAGTGTCCACCTAATGTTGGTGATAAATCTTGTGCAACACTTGATCCTGTATTTGTAATTTTTAATTGCGTAGTAGATGTATTGTCGATTACAATACCTGCTCCACCAACAATGTCTTTCATTAATATGGCCGAGCCTGCGGAATCAGTTACTGGTACTTTGTTTTGTCCTAATGTTGACGGGGTGTCTGATAATGCAGTAAATCCAATAGCACCACCTTGACCAAATATTGCATAAAGTTCTGTAAAGTTTTCATTTGCTTTCTTAAACGCATCTCTGATACTATCACCCGAAGCATCATTCCCTTCAACACCGATATTAATTACTTGTTTTGTCATTTATTAAAATCCTACGCTTTCGCCACATCCGCAACTTGATGTTGAGCCTGGATTCGTTACAGTAAAATACGAACCAAACACTTCTTTTTTATAATCTATAGTTGAACCTAACAAGTACATCACACTAGCAGGATCTACAATAAACTTTCCTTGTTCAAAATCAACAACTTCATCATCGTCGGCAACCTTATCTTCAAGTGACCAATCATACTTGAAACCAGCACATCCACCACCTTTTAATGCTAGGCGTACTGCGTGTTTGCTGTTTTCTTTAAGCATAGTAGTCATATGCTCCTTTGCTGAATCCGTCAAAGTTACTATCGTTGACATTATTGTCCCTCTGTTAAAGTTATTTATCTATTATTTTACAAACCGAATGTAATATAAATAGTTATAGTATGTTTTTAAGAACTGAACAGGAAGTGAAGTATTATATGCGCCGTAGTAAAGGTGGTAAGCACCATACCTATAAACGTATGCGTACCATTGTCGTGTTCCAATGTGATGATTGTAAAGAAGAATTTAAAAGAGACAAAGGTAAAGTTGATCCTAAACGTCTAGATAACGCCTATTACCATGTGTGTCCTAGTTGTGATCCTAAAAGATTTGCTCAAAAAAAGGGTGTCGAAAGACGTAAAACACTAGATTCTACAATCGACACCCTAGTAACTATAGATACTTTATAATTATTCAGACTTCCAAATAGTCCAAGCGCCGTAGGCTATTGCACCGTAGGCGGCAATCTTTGCCAATGGTCCTGCGATTAAAACAATAACGCCAACTGCGATTAAGAAGGCTCCGTCCCAAGATGTTCTTTCTTTGAAACGTTTGTTTGCCCAACTTTTAATTGTGCTTATCATGTCATATACTCCTATTTGTTTAAACTTTTAAGATGCTTGTATAGTTGGTTAACCAATTTATCTTTGGTTAATCTTCTATCCAATTCTATCTTATGTTTTCTGCCTAGATCTTCTAAAGCCTTTTTAGTCATCTTACTTAGGTCAGCCTTTTTAGGGATCAACACTAAAGGTTTTAATTTCTTTGCCTTTTTAGGTGCTGAACCAAAAATTTTGTTTATCCAATTAAACATTTATATTCTCCGTTTGCTTTTAATTATGCTAATCTTTGATTGATAACGTCCCAATTGATAATACGCATCATGTTTTGAATGTATTTCTTTTTACATTCTTTACCTTCTTTCGTGTAATCTGAGAAAGAATGTTCCCACATATCAATTGGCA